GGCTCGCCTCGTCCACGTTTCAGAAATACAGGTAGATTTGTTCAAACGTACATGCCAACGTCTTATACAAAGCATAAGGACTTCATAAGAGAGCAGATGCCAAACGCATTACTCGATGGAAAATTGAAAGTGACATTATCGTTTTACTTCAAGGCACCAAAAAGCTGGAGTAATCGTAAAAAGTTATTAGCAATTGGACAGTACAAACATACTAAACCAGATATAGATAACTTAATCAAAACTGTGTTAGATGCAGCGAACGATCACCTATGGAAAGACGATAATCAAATCGTTGAGATACACAGTTTTAAGCAATATGCAGAGGAACCGAAAATTATTTTAGAAGTGGAGGAAGTGTAATGCAAGAAGAAACACTAAAACTCACATTCGATTTAACCGTCGAAGTAGAACAACCTATTTGGATAAACAAACATGCAGATAGAGAAAACTATATCGAACATTACTCTAATAGATATAAAAATGACCCTGACGACTTACTGGATAATATCAAAAACATTACTGACGTTAGTGTCAGTTATGCAGATTGGAAGTGACACTATGATAAAAGTGAATTTAAACGGTAAACGTTACAGATTATGTGATGTGTATAAATATTTTGATGTATCTGATAGTACGGTTCGTAAGAGATATAAAGAAGGCTTACGTGGTCCAGAATTAATACATGGCAAGGGAGTATATGAATATGGTGCAGACGTACGAAAGAAATGAAAAGCAATTAACAGCTAAGCAGTTGTATGAGATACAGCAAGCAGAAATTAGGCACGAAAGAGCGTTGAAACGTAAACGACGTAACGAGCGTATTGCAAGAGCAAGACGTTCACAAGAATTAGTAGCCAAGCACAGAGTAAGTAGTAAGTGGTTCAGATACTTAGCAGAGAACGATATATTTCCAAAGGTAAGGGGATAGGTAAATGGAGAACGTGAGAATAATAGATCTAAAAAAAGACGACATTGTGCAGTTCCAAGCATACTTTAAAAAAGTTAAAGCTATGCAAACGGCCATAGTCAATCGTGTGTATGCAAAAGAAAAAGGTTTAAAAACAGTTTGGTACGCAGAGGTTGAGAATGCAGGTGGTTATAAATTCACACTTACTGATAATGATGACTTTGTGAGAGTAAACGAGCCATTCACACGTAAAGTGGATATGAAGGAAGGACAAGACATGGTACACGAACCACCTCATTATCAGTTCGGTAAATTTTCGGCAAGAATGATTATCGAATTAGTAGGTAAGACGTACAAATCGGCGTCAGTATTTTATCACGTAGGGAATGCACTCAAATACTTAATGAGAGCGCCTAGAAAGAATGGTTTAGAAGATTTACAAAAAGCTAAGCAAAGTGTCGAGTTTGCGATTGAATGTTGGGAGTGATGGTATATGAATGTTCATTTTAGCAGTAAATCAAATGAATGGACTACACCACAACATTTATTTGATGAATTAAATCAAGAATTTAATTTCACTCTAGATCCATGTGCAACTGAAGAAAATGCTAAGTGTAGTAAACACTTCACTATTGAAGATGACGGTTTGAGTAAAGATTGGTCAAATGATGTTGTGTTCATGAACCCACCTTACGGCAGAGAAATAAAAAAATGGATCAAGAAAGCATATGAAGAAAGTTTGAATGGTGCAACGGTTGTTTGTTTGATACCAGCAAGAACAGACACAATGTACTGGCATGATTTTATTTTCGATAAAGCAGATGACATTAGATTTTTAAAAGGTCGCTTGAAGTTTGGAAATGGTAAAAATAGTGCGCCTTTTCCAAGTGCAATAGTTGTTTATAAATATAAGGAGGACTAACTATGATCTATTTAGGTGGCGACATGCTAAGTATAGGGCAACAGATACGTCGTGAGTGGGAAAAGCAAGAGTTACAACGATTAGGCTTTAAAGTCTATGCACCACATGACGATAAGGGCATCAATGATAAAGCTAATGCTAAGCAAGATAAATTAGCAGAACGTATTGTAGCTAATGATACAGAGGGTATGGAACGCAGTAACATTATGATATTCGATTACTTACCTCATGCACAAGGGACAATTTGCGAAATGGGGTACGCACAGCGCCTTAAAAAAGAAAGTGAGAAGGATATTAAGATTTATGTTCAATGTACTGACATTAGACAAGGGACAGGACATATTTCAGACGAGCAAGACCGAGCAGAGTTCAGTATCAATCAATATGTGTATGGCGTAATTATGGATATCACTGATAGTAGAGGTATTCAAACGTTTGATGAGATATGTGAGGAGTTAATCTTATGATACTATCCGACACAATCAACCAACGTTATCGCTACAACACACAAGGCAAGACACCTACACAGATACAACAGGAATTACGCAAGCTAGGTGTCAACGGCTTTGTGGTTAAGGTAGCAGGAAGTAGAGTGACGATGTTGGTAAGTGAGAACGATATTAAAAGGAATAGGGAGTGTGTAAGGAATGACAAAGATTAAACGTAAGGTAGAGATGACATTACCAGAATTAATTGAGTGGGCGTGGGAGAACGAAGTTAGTGACAAGGCTTTTTATAGCAATCTTGATGGTGGTTCTGTGTATTTCGATAAAATTCAAAATTTGTCGATAGAGCATGAAATTGCTATAAATGAAACTTTCACAGTCGAAATTGAAAAAGAAATCGACGAGGATACAGTTTTGCCTATGTTCATTGAAATTTTTACAGGTGTCGATGACGAAATTTTTATAGATTATCACGAGAATGAAAACATCAAGGAAGTACTTGAAATTAACTCTAGTCGCGCAAAAACTAAAACATTTAATTTAATTAATAACGACGGCACAATGACTTTAATTTGGAAGGACGGTGCTATGGTGGAATGACAGTAACATTATCACAAAAAAGTTATGACGCATTGCTTGATGACCTTGAGAAATTGCGTGAGCGTAATGCAGAGTTAGAAAGAAAATTAGATAAAGAAATTAAGTTGAGTTATGAAATAGAAAAGAATTTATATGATACGTCTAAAGAGCATGACGAACTCATCAATGATATGGCAGAAACGAAAAGAAAGGCAGAGGCGTTTGATGAGATAGATGATTTAATCGTTAACGGGACATTAAAAGATAGAGAGCCAAATGCAATATTTCAAAACATCTGTCATGTAATTATAAATTTAAAGGAGCGTGGTAGTGATGAGTGAACAAACTATACTCCTTGATGAAAATGACTTACTCAGTTTATTAAATGGTGGCAGTTTTCATACATTGGTCGGTAACCAAAAAGTAGTTATTAAGCAGTCGTTACTTAAACCAGCATTAGCACCTATGTTGAATTACCGATATCAAATAGTTGATACAAAAACAGAACGTGAACGTTTATCAAGAATGGTATCACATTCAATTAATTCAAATATTGGAGGAACAATAAATGAAAAACGTAATTAAATTTGTAGGTAAATCAATAATTAGAACAGTAGTCACTAGAATAGTTAAGGACTTAATTGCAGCATATAAATTTACAGAGTATGCAAAAAGAGAACAATCAAAAGAAGAACAAGCTTTTTTCAGAGCGTGTAACAGAATAGGAATGTCTGATATTCAAATATATCGTTTATCACAAATTATGGAAGAAGAAACGGAGAGAAAATAATGTCAATTTTACCAATTAAATTATTATCAGAAAATGCAATCTTGCCAACGAGAGCAAATCCAACAGATAGTGGATTAGATTTATATGTCGCAGAAGATACAACAATTCCAGCACATAGTACAGTCGTAGTACCAACACACATTGCAATTGATTTAGCATATGGATATGAGGCGCAAGTGAGACCACGTTCAGGTAATTCACTTAAAACTAAGTTACGTGTAGCGTTAGGTACAATCGATCACACTTATAACAAAGAAATTGGAATTATCACAGACAATATCGGTGATGAGGCAATCGTAGTTAAAGCAGGTACACGTTTAGCACAATTAGTCATTGCGCCAGTAATGTTACCAGAGCCAACGGAGGTGCAAGAGTTTGATGAAGTGTCGGAAAGAGGATCGTATGGAAGCACAGGAGAGTAAGGATATATTAGAAAAAGTAAAAGAGGTGCTGGGGAAGTGAAAACGACAGATTTTATTGAATTAGTTAAACGTTTAGGATACAAAGTCAACTTGTCATACAAAAATGTAAATCATAAAAAGACTAAACTTTTAATCTATACAGAAAATGAGAGGCATCCAAGTGCATGGGTTTTTGTACATGAACAGTATTCTTTTAGAAGTTTAGGAATTAATAGTGAATTGTTCACATTGTTAGTGATGTATGCAAGCACTTCTATTAGTGAACGAGGTGGTAACTTATGCAATACCTAATACGTCAATTCAAAGACAGCACAGGTCACATTCACACTGATATTGAGAAAGCACGCACAAACGAAACTCTCTCTATTGTAGAGGCAGAGAGTAAGGAGCAAGCGTTGAAAGTATATAAAGCGCAACGTCAGAAAGAGGCTTTGATGTCCGTCATTAAAGGTTACAAAAAACTTAAGGAGCGATTGTTTAATGTTTAAACGCATACTAAAAATATGGTTCATCATCGCATTGTATGAACTAAGCAAATATCTAACTAACGAACTTATTATCTATTTACAATCTGAAGATGATATTGATACTGCACCTAAAGACTTTGCTAGAGAGAGTGATCAATACGATATTAACGATTTGGCAGGTGGGTATTAACTTGTACAGTAAAGAGGCTATTATCAATATGATTGGTACACACAAAATGAAATGTAATGTTATTGCAGATGCTATGCCAGATTATGATAGCAATTCAATTGCACAATACGGTATACAAGCGACATTACCTAAACCACAGGGACAAAATAGTAGTAAAGTGGAAGATGTGGTGATTAAGTTAGAACGAACTAATAAACGTTATGCACAGATGTTACGTGAGATTGAATTTATTAATCAATCACAACAGAAATTAGGACATGTAGACTTTTGTTTTCTAGAGTTACTCAAAAAAGGGTACAAGCGTGATGATGTGATTAAAAATTTACCTAATTCTAAACTAAACAGAAATAATTTTTTAGCACGACGTGATGAGTTAGCAGAAAAGATATACTTATTACAGTGACGAAAATGACGAAAATGACTGAAATGACTCTATTTTGAAAGGGTAAAATTATTTTATATAATTGTTGTGTAAGAACTATCCACACAAACCCTCGTTTTGAGGTAGCTGGTTAGTTCTCAATGAAAGTGATTAAGTTTGGTAATGGTCGTATTGGCCAGCCACTGATTGCTTGAGTGCCTATCCGTTGGGTAGGTGCTTTTTCTCCTTTCTGGATAAACTTGATTTTGCATTATTAATTACCTCCCATATGCGACTATTCGAGAGTAACTCGGGTAGTCTTTTTTTATTACAAATTTAAAGAGTATTTAACGTAAAGGCGTGTGATACAGTGAAAACAATTGATTAAATTAACACCCAAACAAGAGAAGTTTGTTTTAGGACTTATAGAAGGTAAAAGCCAACGCAAGGCATACATTGACGCAGGCTATTCGACCAAAGGTAAGAGTGGCGAATACTTAGATAAAGAAGCAAGTACACTTTTAAAAAATCGGAAGGTTTTCGGAAGGTACGAAGAATTGTGTCAAGAAGCTGCTGAGCAATCAAAATGGACACGCCAGAAGGCTTTTGACGAATATGAGTGGCTTAAAAACATATCTAAACAAGATATAAATAATAATGGTTTAAAGAAGTCATCAGCAGATGCATTTGTAGCTGGTTTAGATGGCATGAACAGAATGATGTTAGGCAATGAACAACTAACTAACAAAAAGATTGAAGCAGAAATTAAGATGCTTGAAAAGAAAATCGAGCAAATGGATCGTAACAATGAAGCGAGCACCGAAGATAAGATATTACAATTACGTAAATCTATAAAGGATGTGTTGATAGATGAGTAGATTAGATGCACTATACACACCTAAACAGATTGATATATTAAAAAATACTTCAAAGCGTGATTGGTTTATGCTTATCAATCATGGTGCCAAACGTACAGGAAAAACAATATTGAACAACGATTTGTTTTTAGATGAATTAATAAGAGTTAGACAAATAGCTAATAAAGAAGGTGTAGAAACGCCTCAATATATTCTAGCTGGTGCAACGCTAGGAACGATTAGTAAAAACGTACTTGTAGAATTAACTAACAAATACGGTATTGAGTTTGAGTTTGATAAATACAATAGTTTTACTCTGTTTGGCGTTAAAGTGGTTCAAGTCGGACATAGTAAAGTAAGTGGCATTGCTGCAATACGTGGTATGACGTCGTATGGCGCATATATCAACGAGGCGTCTCTCGCTCACGAAGAGGTCTTCGATGAGATTAAATCACGTTGTAGTGGTTATGGCGCAAGGATATTAGTTGATACGAATCCGGACCACCCTGAACATTGGTTATTGAAAGACTATATCCAGAATGATGATCCAAAAGCTGGTATATTATCTTACCAATTCAAACTAGATGACAACACTTTCTTAAACAACCGTTATAAAGACTCTATTAAGGCCTCGACACCAACAGGAATGTTCTATGAACGTAACATTAATGGTGAATGGGTGTCGGGTGATGGCGTTGTATATGCAGATTTTGATTTGCAACTCAATACAATCACTAAAGATGAAATGGTCAACATTCCAATGAAAAAATATTTCGCAGGTGTGGACTGGGGATTTGAACACTTTGGTTCAATCGTCTTGTTAGGAGAAGCGATAGATGGAAAAGTGTATCTAATCGAAGAATACGCTTATCAACACAAGTTTATTGATGAGTGGGTAGACATAGCGAAGATGTTAATAGGTAAATACGGAAATATTAACTTCTATTGTGATACCGCTCGACCTGAATATCTAACCGAGTTCAGACGTCATGGTATTAGAGCAATTAACGCAGATAAAGCCAAATTATCTGGTGTCGAAGAAGTTGCTAAACTTTTTAAACGTCGAGATTTAATGGTTGTTTATGAATCTATGGAAAGATTCAAACAAGAAATTTATAAATACGTTTGGAACGAAACAACTGGTGAACCTATCAAAGAGTTTGATGATGTACTGGATAGTCTCAGATACGCAATATATACACACTTTAAACCCGAAAGGTTAAGGAGGGCGAGATAAATTTGTATAAACTGATTGATGATATTAAAGCGCAAGGTGTACTGCCAAAGCATATAGAAGCCCTTATAGAGTCTCACAAAGACGATAGAGAGCGCATGGTTAACCTTTATAACAGATATAAAACACATATTGATTATGTACCAATATTTAAACGTCGACCCATCGAAGAAAAAGAAGATTTTGAGCGTGGCGGTAATGTTAGACGTTTGGATATATCTATAAATAATAAGTTAAACAATTCGTTTGATAGTGAAATTGTAGATACTCGTGTGGGTTATTTACACGGTGTGCCAATTACTTATGATTTAGATGAAAGTAACAAAACAAATGAGAGGCTTAAAGAGTTTATCACTGATTTTACTATACGCAATAGTATTGATGATGAAGATTCAGAAATCGGCAAGATGGCCGCTATTTGTGGTTATGGTGCTAGATTGACTTATATTGATACTAATGGTGACATTCGCGTAAAGAATATTGATCCTTTTAACGTAGTGCTTGTCGGCGAAAGTATTACAGAACCAACATATTCACTACGTTATTTTTATGAAGAAGATGACGACAATGGCACTGAGTATGTTTACGCGGAATTTTATGACGACACATATTACTACGTGTTCCGTGGTGATGGCATAGATGCATTGCAAGAAGTTGGTCGTTACGAACATCTATTTGACTACAACCCACTGTTCGGTGTACCTAATAACAAAGAAATGATAGGAGACGCTGAGAAAGTTATCCACTTAATCGATGCTTATGACTTAACGATGAGTGATGCGTCTAGCGAGATTAGTCAGACGCGTCTTGCTTACCTAGTATTACGTGGTATGGGGATGAGCGAGCAAATGATACAAGAGACTCAAAAGAGTGGTGCGTTTGAGTTATTCGATAAAGATATGGATGTTAAATATCTTACTAAAGATGTCAACGATGGTATGATAGAAAACCACTTGGATCGTATTGAGAAAAACATCATGCGTTTTGCTAAATCAGTTAATTTCAACTCTGATGAGTTTAATGGAAACGTTCCTATTATTGGTATGAAATTAAAATTAATGGCGTTAGAAAATAAGTGTATGACCTTTGAGCGTAAAATGACAGCAATGTTGAGATATCAATTCAAGGTTATTCTATCTGCATTAAAACGTAAAGGTTACAACGTAGATGAAAACAGTTACCTAAATCTTATATTTAAATTCACGCGTAATATTCCAGTAAACAAATTAGAAGAGTCGCAAGTGTTAATTAACTTAAGAGGGCAAGTATCTGAACGTACAAGACTAGGACAATCACAACTGGTCGATGATGTTGATTACGAGCTTGATGAGATGGAGCGAGATAACTTCGAAATAAATAAAAACATTCCTGATATAAATGAGGGAAACGACGATGGCAGAACGCAAGATAACCAATCAGAATGATATTGATAATTACATTGAAAAGTTAAATGCACAAGCTAAAAAAGAAATAGAAATATTATTTGCCAACCGTTTGAAAGTTATCAAACTGGAATTGGCAGATATGTTTGAAAAGTACCAGTCCGATGACGTTCATGTAACATGGACTGAATTTAATAAATATAATCGCTTAAATAAAGAATTGGAACGAATAGGACAAATGCTGACCGACGATTACAATCAAATAGCTAAAGCAATTAAACAGACTCAACATAACGCTTACATTGAGAAGTATATGATGAGTCTTTATTTGTATGAAATGGCTAGTCAAACATCTATGCAGTTTGATGTGCCTACTGCGTCTGTAATCAACAAAGCAATCGAGCAACCAATTGAGTTTATTAAATTGGTGCCTACATTACAAAAGCATCGCGATGAAGTGCTTAAAAAGATACGTATACACATCACACAAGGCGTTATGAGCGGTGAAGGTTATTCTAAGATAGCTAAAGCGTTACGTGATGATATAGGCATGACAAAAGCACAATCACAACGTGTAGCACGTACAGAGGCAGGTAGAGCAATGTCACAAGCCGGACTAGATAGTGCAAAAGTTGCTAAAGATAACGGATTTAAGATGAAAAAACGTTGGTCTGCTACTAAAGATACTCGCACACGTGATACACATCGTCACTTAGATGGTCAGTCGGTGGATATAGATGGCAACTTTAAATCTAGTGGTTGCGTAGGGCAAGCGCCACATCTATTTGTTGGTGTAGCTAGTGCAAAAGAGAATATTAACTGTCGTTGTAAGTTATTGTATTACATTGATAAAGATGACTTACCTGGTGTCATGCGTGTGCGTAATGACGATGGCACAACAGAAGTGATACCACACATGACATATCGTGAGTGGGAAAAACAGAAATGCAAAGGATAGCAACCTAACTGCTCGACCTGAAGTATGTCGCTAAACTGCTTTTTTATTATGCACTTTTCGGGCTGTTACGGTACGCAAAGGGCGAAAAAAAGGAGCAATGATATATGAATGTCGAGGATATTAAGTCGTACTTTGAAGAACATAAAGACGACAAAGACGTAAAAGAGTATCTAAGTGGACTTAAGACGGTGTCTGTTGATGACGTTAAAGGCTTTTTAGATACAGAAGAAGGTAAGCGATTTATCCAACCTGAATTAGATCGTTATCACACAAAAGGTTTAGAAAGTTGGAAAGAAAAGAACCTTGAAAACTTGATTGAAAAAGAGGTTCAAAAACGAAACCCTGAACAATCTGAAGAACAAAAACGCATCACGGCACTTGAACAAGAACTCGAAAAACGTGATGCAGAAGCTAAACGCGAAAAATTGAAAAGCTATGCGTTAAGCAAAGCGCAAGAATTAAACGTTCCATCTTCTTTAGTAGATAGATTTGTAGGCGAAAGTGACGAGGATACTGATGCAAACTTACAATCTCTGAAAGAAACTTTTGACAAACACATTCAAAAAGGTGTCGAGTCTAAATTTAAAGCAAGTGGAAGAGATGTGAGAGATGTTCAAGAAAATAACACTACACCTCCACATGTAAAGTCTATTGAAGAAATGGCGCAAGAAGTAAATATTAGAAAATAAAGTGAGGTTATAAAATATGGCAGTACCAAATTATACTCCGAGTAATGTAATTTTATCGGATTTTAAAAATGGTGTAATTCCTGAAGAACAAGGTTCTTTAATTATGAAAGATATCATGGCTAATTCAGCGATTATGAAATTAGCTAAAAATGAGCCGATGAATGCTCAAAAGAAAAAATTTACTTATTTAGCAAAAGGTGTAGGAGCATACTGGGTATCAGAAACTGAACGTATCCAAACTTCTAAACCAGAATATGCTCAAGCAGAAATGGAAGCTAAAAAGATTGGTGTAATCATTCCATTATCTAAAGAATTTTTAAAATGGACTGCGAAGGATTTCTTCAATGAAGTTAAACCTTTAATTGCAGAAGCGTTCTACAAAGCGTTTGACCAAGCTGTTATCTTTGGGACTGAATCACCTTATAACAAAGATACAAGTGGAAAACCGTTAATTACTGGTGCAGAAGAAAAAGGTAACGTTGTTAAAGATACAAATGATTTATACGTAGACCTTTCTGCTTTAATGGCAACAATCGAAGATGAAGAATTAGATCCAAACGGTGTGTTAACTACTCGTTCGTTCCGTAGCAAAATGCGTAATGCACTAGATGCTAACAAGCACCCGTTATTCGATGCTAACGGCAACGAGATTATGGGTCTTCCGTTATCTTATACAGGCGCTGATGTGTACGACAAGAAGAAATCGTTAGCATTAATGGGTGATTGGGATTATGCACGTTATGGTATTTTACAAGGTATCGAATATGCAATCTCTGAAGATGCAACGTTAACGACATTACAAGCGTCAGATGCATCTGATAAGCCAGTATCTCTATTTGAGCGTGATATGTTCGCGTTACGTGCTACAATGCATATCGCGTACATGAATGTTAAACCTGAAGCGTTTGCTACATTACAACCTAAAGGTGAAGATACAGGAGCGGGAGTTGGTACAGGTGAACAATAAAGCTGAAGTAATTAAAGTAAAATGCGATGGACAAGAGTTGGCAGTAACTCGTAAAGCGTTTGAAGCTTATTATAGTCATGTAGGCTTTGAAGAGGTTAAGAAACGTCGTTCAACATCTAAAAAGAACGGGTGATTGATATGACACTATACGAAGAAATTAAACTTCTTCTAAAAAGAAATGGTATAGAAATCAAGGAAGATGAAGAGTCGTTGTTCGTTATGGAAGTTGATGGCATTCTTGATGATGTTAAACATGTAACGAATAATGACTTTGTTGTTGATGGGCAAACTAATTATCCATATGCAATAAAAAAATATGTTGCAGATGTGATCGAATATTATCAACGCCCAGAAGTTAGAAAAGGATTAAAATCTAGAAGTATGGGGACAGTATCGTACACATACAATGATGGCCTTCCTGATTATATAAGTGACGTGTTAAACAGATATAAACGTGCTAAATTCCACGTTTTTAAACCCATAAGATAGGAGTGTTAATCGTGTTCGACCCATACGATGAGTTTCCACATGCTATTTCAAAAGGTCGAATTGAAGTAATAGGTGATTTCAAGTTTAAAAAAGAGCGCTACAAGAGCGAAAAAATTATAAAAGGCTTTATGGATACACCTACAACTTCAGAACAACTTAAATATCATCAAATGTCATCTGAATACGATAGAAACCTATATGTACCTTATGACCTACCAATAAACGATAACGATTATTTTAAATACGAGGGTAAAATCTTTGGTATTGTAGGTGAACCTGTCGACCAGGGCGGGCAACATGAGATTAAGTTAATTCGACTGAAAGAGGCACCTTATGGCTAAAGTGAAATATGGGGCAGATAGTTTAGTCGTTGAGTTGGAACGTTATCAAAAAGATGTCGAGAAGTGGGCGAAAAAAGGTATAGCTAAAACCACAATGAAGATATATAACACTGCGGTAGCATTAGCACCAGTTGACTTAGGTTTTTTGAAAGAAAGTATTGATTTCAAATTCACTAATGGTGGTTTGACTGGTGTAATCAGTGTAGGTGCTGATTACGCGATAAAACGTATGTCGCAATTACTGGTAACAGTAATTTAAAAATCGGGGTAAATCGGTGGAAGTCTTATCTAAACAGTTGATTACCGAATTCGGTACAGGTATAATAAGCATGAGGTGATTAACTTGGATAGAAATTCAAAAGGTCAATTTGTTAAAGGTAAAAATATTAGAGATAAAACTGGTAAAAAGTACGGCAGGCTAACTGTTCTAAGCTTATCTAAAAAACGATCTGGAAGAAAAACGTATTGGAATTGTATATGTGAATGTGGTAATACGGTAGAAGTTAGAAGTGATTGTTTAGGTACTACACTTTCGTGTGGTTGTCTGAAAAGAGAACAAAATAGAATTAATTTAACTGCTAATCATTCACATAAACAGAGTAGAACTAGGTTATATCACATTTGGCAAAATATGAAATCAAGATGTTATAACCAAAACAACAAACGCTACGAAAATTACGGTCGCAAGGGTATTAAAGTTTGCGAAGAATGGTTAGACTTTAATGTATTTTATCAATGGTCTTTGAAATCTGGTTATAACGATACTATGACAATCGAAAGAAATGACATAGAAAAAGGTTATTATCCGGAAAATTGTTGTTGGATACCATTTAATGAACAAGCGAATAATCGAAATAGAACTATTTGGGTTGAATGGAATGGTAAAAAACGAAATTTGAAACAATGGTCAAAAGAATTAGGTATTAATTACGGAACGTTGAATTCGAGATATAATCGAAGTGGAATGAGACCTCCAGAATTATTTTATCCAGTTAAAAGATAACACCGAGGTAACTTAATAGATTGCGAAAGGCTGTTAAGCACCGTAGAGCGTACCAGTTGAATAAATATAATACTGGCAAGAGACTCCGACAACCAATAAAGGTTGTCTTTTTTATTGGTTGAAAATGTACGCCGAACTCACTGGTGACAGTGAGAAGTAGAGGATAAAAAGCCACTACGATAACAAATGATACGTTGAATACGGGACTGGGATTTATGCAACAGGTCCTGGTGGCTCTCGTGCCAAAAAAATTCCTTGGTCCTATAAAGACGCAGACGGTAAATGGCATACTACTAAAGGTCAACACGCTCAACCTTTTTGGAACCCTGCAATAGACGCTGGACGTCAAGTGTTCAATAAATATTTTTCATAAAAGGCGGTTAAAAATATGTGGGTATCGGTTGAACCTGAACTTACAAGTAGATTATACGAAACATTAAAAACAGACCCTATCATTAACGAATTAGTTGGTGATAGGGTTTTTGATGTCGTTCAAGATGATGTGCGATACCCATATATTGTTGTGGGTGAGAGCAACGTCACTAATAACGAAAGTAGTGCAAATATGCGTGAGACGGTAGGTATCGTCTTTCATGTATATTCGCAATATCCAACGCAGTACGAGGCCAAGCTATTAATTAGCGCGATTGGTTATGTGTTGAACAAACCAATTGAAATAGATAATTACGAATTTAGATACAGTCGAATTGATAGCCAATCAGTATTTCCTGATATAGATAGGTTTACTAAGCACGGCACAATTCGACTTTTATTTAATTTCAGACATAAAACTAAGAGAGAGGAAGTGTAAGCATGGCTCAAAAGAATTACTTAGCAGTAGTTAGACCAGCTAAAGATAAATTAGATCCAACTGATGCTTTGCTATTAGCTGACTTACAAGAAGGTGGCCACACAATTGAGAATGACTTGGCTGAAATCATTCGTGGCGGTAAAACAGATTATGGTGTAAATGCCGTTTCTGAAGAGTTTAAACTCACTATCGGTAATATTCCTGGTGACAAAGGAATTGAACAAGTTAAAAAAGCAATTAAAAATGGCGAACAACTGCGTGTATGGTTGTATGAACGTAACAAACGTGATGACGGTAAATATCATGGTGTATTTGCCTACACAGTGCCGGAAAGTTACGAAATGTCGTTCGATGATGAAGATAACAAAATTGAATTAACGTTAAAAGTTAAATGGAACTCAGCAGAAGGAACTGAAGCTAATCTACCACCAGAATGGTTTGAAGCAGCAGGCGCACCTACTGTCGAATATGAAAGTTTTGCTGAAAAAGTTGGTTCATTTGAAGAACAGCAAGCAGCTGCTTCAAGTGGCACTGGTGCTTAATTCTACATTTAGGGGGCATCTGTCCCCTTATTTTTTTATATAAAATTTGAAAAGAGGTATACATTTTGACTGAATTTAATCCAATTACAACGCTTACAATCAATGATAATGAAGTAGAAGCTAAAGCATTATTTGCATTTGACTTTAAAGCAAAGAAGTTTGCCGAAGATACAAAAGATAAGGATGGCAAAACGGTTACTACACCTGGTTTTAATGTGATTTACAACGGTATTTTGGAACGCGACACGGTCGCTATTGCTAACTTTTGGGAGTGTGCTACTGCATATCTAGGTAAAAATGCACCTTCTAGAGATGAAATTGAAACAGCTTTAATTGAAATCATTGAAGAAAAAGAAGACACACTCGAATTATTACAAGGCGCTTTAGACGTATTAAATAATAGTGGTTTTTTCAAGCAAAAATCTCGAGGGTTCTGGACGCAAATGAACAAAGCGCCTCAAATGGCGAAGGGCGAGGACAAAGAAACAACGAAAGCTGGTATCGAGTTCATGAAAGAGAACTACAAAGAAATCATGAACGTGGAACCTTACTCAACTATTCAGAAATAAGACAATTAACGAGTAGGTTTATAGGTTATTTGCCTGAAAACGAATTGATGATGATGACACCTAACGAATGGAAAGATTGGATAATAGGTGGTCAAGATAAGTATTTAGATCAAAAAGAGTTAATGATACAAGTTGCTCAAGCAAACGGGCTTGTACAAGCTAATAAATCATTAAAACGAATGACTAGAGATATTGAACGTCAACGATATGAAATACGTAATCCTGGTAGTTATGAACGTATTAAACGTGCAGAACTTGAACATGAAAAACGTAGACGTGAGTTATTCAAATCAGGTACTAAACGTTGGCTAGAACAACAAAAACAGAAAGGAGAGTGAATAAGTGGATAAAAACTTTATGGTTCGCATCATGGCTAATATACGCGATTTTCAGAACAACGTTAGAAAAGCGCAGACTTTAGCTAAAACATCTATTCCAGATGAGATTGAAACTGATGTGAAAGCCAATATCAGTAAATTCCAGCGTAATCTTCAAAGAGCCAAAGCAATGGCGCAACGTTGGCGAGAGCATAAGGTGGAAATCGATGGAGACACCAACCCTATTAAACGTGCGATATCTTTTGCCAAAGCAGAATTGCAAAGATTACGCGATAAGCAAGTCGATATCAAAGGTGATAATGACAATTTAAAGCGTGCAGTAATAAGCGCTAAAGTAATGTTGGCATCATTACATGATAAAACGGTACACGTTAACTTTGACACACGGGGTATGACGAGAGCGCAAGTATTAACTAAAGCGTTAGGTAAGTCTTTAGATGAATATGGCAATAAAATGGACGCTTTAGCTACCAAAATAAGAACGTTTGGCACTGTCTTTAGTCAACAAGTCAGAGGGCTAATGATAGCTAGTATTCAAGGATTAATACCTGTTATTGCTGGTTTAGTACCAGCGTTAATGGCTGTATTAAATGCAGTTGGCGTGTTAGCAGGCGGTATATTAGGTTTGGCAGGTGCGTTTAGTATCGCAGGTGCAGGCGCCTTTGCGTTTGGTGGTATGGCAATTAGTGCTTTGAAAATGCTTAAAGACGGCACACTGCAAGCTACCGCAGAAACTAGACGATATCAAGCGTCTTTAGATCAAGTTAAATCAACATGGGAAAGTATCATCAAACAAAATCAAGCGCAGATATTTAATACTTTAGCTAACGGTTTAAACACAGTAAATGTTGCTTTAAGCCGTATGAAGCCATTCCTTGCAGGCGTTTCTAAAGGTATGGAACAAGCCTCTAAGAGTGTCTTAAAATGGGCTGAAAACAGTCAAACGGCTAGTAAGTTCTTCAATATGATGAACACAACAGGCGTTAAAACATTCAATACTCTATTAAGTGCTGCTGGACGTTTTGGTGACGGTTTGGTTAATGTATTTACACAGTTAGGACCGTTGTTTTTATGGGTAGCGCAAGGCTTAGACAGTCTAGGTAAAAAGTTTCAAAACTGGGCTAATAGCGTAGCTGGTCAAAACGCTATCAAAGCATTTATCGAGTATACAAAAACAAACTTGCCTAAAATTGGTCAGATATTTGGTAATGTGTTTGCTGGTATCGGTAATTTAATGGTTGCATTCGCGCAAAATAGTGCAGGTATCTTTGATTGGTTAGTTAAAATGACTGGCAAATTCAGAGAATGGTCTGAACAAGTCGGTAAATCGGAAGGCTTTAAACAATTCGTTAAATATGTACAACAAAATGGTCCAGTGATTATGCAATTAATTGGCAATATTGTACGTGCGTTAGTTGCATTTGGCACTGCAATGGCACCAATAGCAAGTGTGATTTTACGTGTGGTAACTGCGTTTGCTGGCTTTATCGCAAAATTATTCGAAACACATCCGGCTGTTGCTAAGATGGTTGGTATTGGTATGATACTAGCCGGCATTATGTGGGCGTTACTAGCACCAATTATTGCGGTTGGAACGGTATTATCAAACGTCTTTGGTGTTAGTTTACTACAAGCAATCGGCAAAATAGCACGTTTTATGGCTTCTAGCAACATACTAAAAGGCGTATTAAACATCTTACGTGGTGCGTTTAGCTTATTAGTCAGTCCAATAGCTAATATAGGCAGATTATTACCATTATTAGGCACTGCATTTAGTGCTTTAACTGGTCCAGTTGGCATAGTTATTGGCGTTATATTAGCTTTAGTCGGCGTTATCGTATACTTGTGGAAAACGAACGAAGACTTTAGAAATATGATTATAGGTGCTTGGAACGGTATCAAAGATGCTGTTTCTGGTGCAATCAGTTCTATCGTTGGCTGGTTTGCTCAATTGTGGGCATCTATCCAACAAACATTACAACCGATTATGCCAATTTTACAACAACTAGGTCAAATGTTCATGAACGTTCTAGGCGGCTTAGTAATGGGTGCTATCCAATTAGTAATAGGAGCCTTTCAATCATTATGGCTTGCAATTTCAGTGATATTCACTGCAATCGGCGGTATTATTTCAGCGGCAGTACAATTGATTGTCGGCTTATTCACTGCGTTTATCCAATTTATTACCGGCGACTTTTCTGGTGCTTGGCAGACATTGCAAACTACTGTACAGAATGTTTGGACGACAATTTGGAATACAATCGTATCAATTTTCACTCAGATTTCCGAATTTATATTCAACACGCTAAATTCTATACTCGGTACGAATATCACAAGTTGGTCTCAAATTTGGTCGGCAATCGTTCAATATGTCACTCAAATTTGGAATAGTGTAACGCAATGGTTTGGCCAAATGGCACAGTCCGTTTGGAACAAAATGGTACAAGCGTATAACTATGTTGTATCAACTGGTGCGCAATGGGTAAGTTCTATCATAAGCACTTTAGCCAGATTTGTATCATCTGTAATAAGCGGTTTTATTAGAGTGGTATCAAGTGTTGCATCATATATGGCTCAAGCTTTATCAAGAGTAATATCTGTTGGTGCGCAATGGGTATCTGCGATTATTGGTGCTATGGCTCGATTTGTAAGTGGCGTTATCAGTGGTTTTGTCAATGTGGTTAGTCAAGTACAATCAGGAATGAGTAGAGCGGTTAACACTGTTAGAAACTTTATTGGTCAATTCGTGTCTGCCGGTTTAGATTTAATGCGTGGTTTAGTACAAGGTATTATGAATGGAATGAAATGGGTAGTCAATGCAGCCAAGAATGTAGCACAAAGTGCAGTTAATGCAGCAAAAAGTGCATTAGGTATACACTCTCCTTCTCGTGTATTCAGAGGCATAGGTCAATATGTATCTCAAGGCTTGGGAATGGGTATCTTAGCAGACCAACACAAAGCAGTAAATGCAGTTCGTAGTGTTGCTAGTAATTTGACTGACGCATTCAAACCAGAATTATCTACAGACTTAACAGACGGTTTAGGTGGTTCGTTAAATGGCAGTGTGGACGCTCACATGACTAAAGATGTTAGACATAGTATGCAAGAGAACAATCGCCCAATCGTTAATATAACTGTGCGTAATGAGGGTGATGTAGAGTACATTAAATCTTACATTGAAGAACAAAACGGCAAAAACAGTAGTATGGGCTTGTAAAGGAGTGTTATTATTGATTGCTCACGACATAGAAATAATTAAAGATAATAAAAAGTATAAAGTCAGTAATAACACTTTTACTGGCTCAGTTTTAGAAGTAGTATCCTATGACGTTAAAGGTTCAGGATATGATCGTGAATACAGTACAGTTAATGGCGCGCAAGGTAGATTTTTTAACTCTGTCTATGAAGAAAAGAAAACAGTTAGTCTCAGATTGCGATATCAAGTAGACAAAATGGCTCAAGTGACACATCTTAAGTCAAATTTACAAGCATTATTACGTGGTCATTATTATTTGCGTGAATTATCTACACCGGACACATCTATTAAATATGAAGATATATTCAACACGAAACCTCAAGAGTTTGAACTTGATTATGTAGACGGTAGACAAATTTTTGTTGGTCTAGTTAATGCGATTTCAATCGATACTACGCAAACGGCTGGTGAGTTTGAACTTGAATTTGAAACCATTGAGCTACCTTATTTTGAAAGCATCGCATATAGTACTGATTTAGAAAGTGAAAGTAGAAGTGTTGAAAAATGGGCGGTATCGGATAACTTACCGTTTAATGTAAATGATAATAAACGTAATTATACTTTCCACGATACAAAAATATGTAATGTTTATTATGCAGGTACGGTTGAAATCAATCGAATTAATCAAGATAGCTCAGTTGAAGTGACTTTAGCGGAAAACGTATCTAAAAATGATAAAAACGGCACTACTTTTTATATGGTTGAAAGTGGTGATGTTATTAATATCAAAGGCTTAGAGTTGAAAGCGGGCGATACTATCAAATTTGACGGTATTCACACTTTTAGAAACGGTTTAAACATTGATGCCTATAATGTGAGCCGACGCAACCCTACTTTAATACCTGGTTGGAACACGTTTAGAAGTACCAAATTGATGCAAAAAGTCGTGTTCAAACACAAAGAATATTACATGTAGGGGTGACGATATGACGGTATTACTAAAAACATTACAAGGTTACGGTCAAAATCTACCAGTCGAAACCGAACTGAACATTAAATTATCGGACACAGATAGTACGTTAACAATTGTAATTGACGAAAATAAGGGTACGTTTGATGCTATTGGTGCGATTACAAAAATGTGGACGATAACAGGCGTTGCTGGTCCTGAAGATGAAAACGAGTATCGCATTGTAATGCTAGATAAAGAAACTCGAGGTCAAAAAAGCAGATTAACGATAAAAGCTAGACCAGTAGAAATTGACGACCTAAACAATAATCGTATTTACGAAATTTATAACGGTAGTTTTACTGGCAAAGCATATTTCGATTTAGTTTTTAAAGGTACAGGATACAAATATAACTTACATGCTAAAGTATCATCTTCGAAATTTGAAAATCTTGGTAATTGCGATACAAATCTTGATTTATTTAAAAAAGGTTTGGAACGATATTCACTAGAATATGAATATGACGCAAAAACTAAAACGTTCCATTTATACGATTACATCGAATACAAACCAGAGTATTGGATAAAAGCAGGTGTAAACGCTAATAATATCAAAATACAAGAAGATGCTACTAAATGTTTTACGTTTATAAAAGGTTTTGGTGGTTATACAGATCAACAAACTTACAATGAGGCGAGTTTGCAATTTGAATATACATCACCGTTAGCTGATGTTATCGGCAAAAGACATGCGCCACCCGTTCAAGACGGTAGGATTACAAAAGAAGATACTTTAAAAAAGAGTATGGAAAAGGTTATTAATGATAGTATCAAAACATCTGTAACACTCGATTTCGTTTTATTAAAAAAGTATTTTAAAAATGCTATACCTAGGGTTGGCGATGTTGTTAAAGTGATTGATGATTTAATGGGCTTAAATGTCGATTTAAGAATTATCGAAATCACAACCAAACGTGACATAAATGGAAATATCATAAAAATGGACTTGGTACTAGGTGAATTTAGATTGCAAGATAGATATGTAAAAGCGGTTGGTAAAGCTGCTAAATATGTTACTAACCTAAAAACAAATAACCCTGCTAAAACACAACAAGAAATGCAATCTCAGACAAACGCCAATACAAAAACTACACAAGATTTATTGGGTAAAACAGATGATTTACAAGCGAAACTCGATAAAGCAAATGCCAAAAGCGTAACTACTTCAAACGGAACAATTGTACATGATTTCTCAAGCAAATCTAGTATCAAGAAGGTTAAAACCATAGGTACAATTGGCGATAGTATTGCTAAAGGGTCGTTAGCTAAAAGCAACTTTACTCAACAATTAGCTAAAAAGATTAAAGCAAAATATACTAATCTTGCTGAAAGTAGCGCTACCATGAGTGATATTTACCAACAAGCTACTAAAATCAAAGGAGATTTAATTATCATACAAGGTACTGATGATGATTGGGTCAAAAACATAGATATAGGCACTGATAAAACGGATACTAAAACGTTTTACGGTGCCTTTTATAGTGCAGTTGAAATTATCAAAAAGAATAACCCTAAAGCGAAATTATTGGTAATGACACCTGCAAGACAGTGTTATATGGAAGGTTCTAAAGTTAAACGTAAAGATACTGATAAGAATGATAAAGGTAAAACTTTGATTGATTACGTTAACTTACAAGTGGATATTTGTAACGACTTAGATATACCTGTATTCGATGCTTACCGATATGAAGCTTTTAAACCGTACAGTCCAGCTTTTAGAAAATCTAGCATGCCTGACGGCCTTCATTTTAATGATAAAGGGCACGAAGTGATTATGTACGAATTAATTAAAGATTACTATCAATTTTATGATGAATAAGGAGGTTGTGTATGTTATCCGAATTGAAAACAAAACTACATTCGTTATTTGGTTCAGATTTTATATCTCAAGTCGAACAAAACTTTGAAACAATAAAATCATGGGCTGATAAAAAAGATAACGAGTACCAAAACCATGTTACAAATCAAAAGAACGCTCACAAATCATCACAAATTAAGCACACAATAAAAAGTGGACAAGATGTTAGCTTACAGGACCATGAACGTTATCAAGACGAGCAAATTACAAATTTAGTGCTTGGACATAACGGTGATGGAGTTCAAGAGTTAAGAGCGAGTAGAACATCGATGGACGCACAAAACTTTGATGACCTATCCAATCGTTTATATCACGATTTTTTACGTGAGAATAACGAAAGAGAAAAGTTACGTGCCGAATTACTCAAAAAGATACAACGTATTGTAAATGTAGATGATTTCGGTGGTGATCCAACTGGTCAAAAAGACAGTACAAAAGCTTTTCAAGACGCGTTAGGCACTGGTAACGTACTTGTAACGATGAGTGCAGGTACTTATTTAACAACTGGTATTAAAATGCCTAACAACTCAAGATTAGTTGGACAAGGTAAAGATATTACCACAATTAAGTTTATGGATAGTACACCAGCTGAGAACATTGGTATCACTAACTTAAAAATGAGTGGTAATGCTAAAAATATTAGTTTAGAGAACTTTACATTTGACGGTAATAAGTTTAGACAAGATAAAAAACTCAAACCTACTGGTGGTTCACGTTCAAGCAATATTCGATTTGCTGGTGTAACTAATGGTTACATTTACAACGTTAAATCGCATAGCGCTTTATTACATTGTATTGACGTAACTTATGCAAATGATGATTACTACTATGAAGGTGATGGAAATAGAGTTCCATACGCATTAGAAAGTAAACATATTCATATTGATAATTGTGAAACATACGCTTGTGGTGATGACTCTATCACTACCCATCATTCACGTTATATCACGATTACTAATTGTTATGCTCATCATCCAACAATTACTGGTGGGAATAACAACGGTATTGAAATTGATGACGGTTCACAATTTGTGTTCTTATCAGATAATAGAACAGAAGGTAATTTCGGTGGTGTTGAAATCAAAGCCCATGCACCTGCAAGTGCATCAAGATGCGTGTTTGTAAATAATCATTTATCAATTGAGGATACAAGAGCTTATAACATTAGACATATTGGCCACCACAGAGCAAAAACGGACGCTAAATCTAAAACAGCCTATGATGTATCATTAAACAACTGCGTGGCTCTACGACCTAAATACAACGGCGTATATCCAGGTACAACGCCTAGAGCATTGTTAATTAGTGCTTACAAAAACGTTTCGGTTAATAATTTTACCGCTATCGGCGATAGTGATTTTAGTAAATTAGCAAACGGTAAAACTGACAGTAATTTACCTGCTATCGCGGTTCAGTTTATGTCTGAAAACGTAATTCTTAACAATATTACAGTTACTGGTTTTACAACTGCCGGTCAAGATATTAAATTCTTCGGTGGAGATAATCGAGGCGAGCGTTTTATTTTAAGTAATGTTAACATCTACAATTCATCACCTAAAGTTGGTATTGCGAGTGGTGGTGGAATTTACGATTTGAAAATTATCAACGGTAATTTAAAAGGTCGTGGCACAGGAAATGGTATTGAAACATACAACAATACAACTATGATAAGTGGTGTTACTGCAGATAGTTATACAAACGCCGCAGTTATCGCAAACGAAAAGTATAAAACAGTACCTACCGTATTAAAAGGTGGCTTAAGTGCAGGTTCAACAGGTTCTGCTGCGGTAGATCCTCGAAGTGTAGTTTTAGCAACAACTGGTAATAGTAGAGCGTATAGCCCACGTTCATTCGTTTTAGGTTCTGGAATGAGTTCTAAAGCTTATGGGTCACGAAGTGGAGTTATTAATTCGTTATCATCAGAAACATCTAAAGAGAGCCATACGCAAACGGTATTCAATAGTAGAAATGTAAAATCGCCTGGCAGTTACAGAGTGGTTGCAGGTTACTCTAGTACAGGTAAACCTTCTACCGCAAACATTAAAGTAGATCTTAACACGTTACATGGTAACCTTAACTTAGCTGGTAAATTAACGCAAAATAACGCCGATATCGCAGAGTTGTTTGAAAGTCAAAGTGGTAAACCTATTGAGTTAGGTACCATTGTTACTTTAGACGGTGATAAAATCAGAAAAGCGCAACCGAACGATGAACCGATTGGTGTTATATCGGGTACTGCAGCACTCGTGGCTAATGATAAAACATATCATCATAAAGATAGATATTTACAAAATGAGTACGGTATGACGTTGACTAAGCGTGTTCAAAGAGAGTTTGAAGATGTAGACGGTAACCCAGTGTTTGAATGGCGAGATGAACCAATCGAGAACCCTAACTATAATGAAGATTTACCTTACGTATCACGTTCTGAACGTCCGGAATGGAATACAGTAGGGTTAATTGGTCAAATATATACAAACGTCGAAAAAGACGTCATAGCAGGCGATTTAATCAATGGTAAAGCCGGAATTGGATATAAAGATAATGTGAACGGTAAAGGGCGTGTAATGGCCATTACAACGCCGTATAACGAAGAACGCGGTTTTGCGATTGCATTAGTATTGTGGGGTGTTAAATAATGGAATTAGAAAAAGTGGCTAAAATTGATTTAGAAGAAGAAGCGTATTTAAAACCGATATCGGATAGGGGTATCGGTTTTTATAATTTAGATAAAAATACAGCACAGTTCCAATTTAGGGTAACAAAAGATAATCTTCCATTGCTAATCAGTACAAACAATGTTAAAGGGTACGCCTTTTTCAAACAGATTACTGTAAAAAATGGCGATAGACCTTCCACGTCTGGCGTTTTAGATGTTGAATTCATCGACCCTATGACAGGTTTAATTGGTGTAACAGTGCCACCTTGGTTTTTAAAAAGTGTTACAAATTCAACGGTGTTAGGAGAGGTTTATCTATCGCTCAACGATTATAAAAATGAAGATAAAGACGATACAGTTGTTTTAGGTACTTTCCAATTTGAAGTGAAAGATAGTTTAGTTAATCAAATCAGTAGCGATGTCAAAGTGAGTTACATTCGCATGTTTGATGATTTGCGTGACGAATTAGAAAAGAAAGTAGAACAACTCAAAAAAGATATTGGCAGCACTCAAAGTTTGATAGATACAATCAAACAACTATCTACAAGCGCAACACAAGCTATTCAAAAAGCAAAAGATGATAGCATCAATTCAATCAATACAAATAAAACTGATGCTTTAAATAACATAGAAGAGCAAACAACGTTATCTTTAGCGCAAATTGATAGTAAAAAGAATGATGTGCAAAGTGGTTTTGAAATCGCTAAAACTGCGTTTCAAAATTCAGTTGATCAAAACACACAAACTTTTGATGCAAAGGTAACAGATGCTAATAACCTGATTGATAAAAAAGTGAACGACTTTCAAACGAACGGTGCTTTAACTAAAAGCGATGTAGATAACCTTATGGGTAGTTACGATTGGCAAAAGACTGCATTGACACAAGGAAATGGTGCAACAATACCTGTTTACGATTTAGATTTTGATAATCCTACGCAAATTACTAAATCTGGTTTTTATTACTTGTATAAACCTGTTAATGGTCCAGTAACTCTAAATGGTATGCTTATCGTAATTTACGCTAATGCAAATTATATGAAATTTATATACACTCCATACACTTCAAATGAGGTACACATCCGCACAAAATCAGGAGACTGGTTACCGTGGCAATCGATAAACGATTTTAAAGATACAGGTTGGATAAACTTACCTTTAGTTAATGGCGCGTATGCTAACACTGAATATACAGATAGAAATGGTTATCCTTGCTCGTACCGGATAGTGACTCAAAACGGTGTGACAACGAACCATTTACGTATCAACGCTAGCAACCTTTTTAGCGGTCAAATATTTGCAAGATTGCCACAAGATATGGTAAAAAACGCGCAATCATTCTCTGTTAGAACGCCAACAGGTAAACCGGGTTGTTTTTTAGTTATTAACCCCACTGGTGACGTCTTGTTTTATAAATCATCGGTTACCGGAGATTGGTCAGAAAAAGATTACATCTATACTCAAGTGAGTTGGATAAATTAGGAGTGATATTTTGAAAATAGTTTATTTATGGAAAAATGGGCAACCGGTCATTGTAACGACGAATGAAGAGGGCGAATATGAGTATCCTTCTGAGGAATGGACAGAAAATAAACCGGACGACGGCATGTATACGCCAATTTACTTTGACGGTCAAAAATGGATAGGCCAGTCAAAAGAGGTTTTTGAAAAAGAATTGCCACCTGAGCCGATTGACGATAAAGATGTTCTTATCGCTAATCTGTCGGAGCAATTACTAAACACACAATTAGAAATCGAAAACGTCAAAAAAGATATGGCTACCGTATTAGAATTATTGGTTGAAAAAGGAAGTGTTGATGATGTACAGAATAGTTGAACGATACTATAAAATGGGGTTATTCCCGTTAGAAAAAGTTAAGCAATCTGTTACAGTCAAATGGATAACAGTAGATGAATATAAAGAAATTACAGGTCAAGATTACGAACCACTAGCTGAATAGCTGGTGGTTTTTATTATAGAAAAAGTAGGTGTTATATGAAAAACAATATGAAAGATTTGACACTGGCCGAAACCATAGCAGCAATAATGGTTTTTAGTTATGGTTTTAGAGAGTTTTTAAGAGGCTTCTTTTGGTTCAAAGAACAAGATGACGTTTTAGATGATAGTTCTTTTTATCTAGCGTTACATCATATTATGCCTATTTGGGGTTGGGGAATTGTTGTGATGTTTGCAGGTTTAATCGTAATGATTTCATCAATATTCCTTGCATCAAGTGATCAAAACACTAAATTTAGCAAACTTATTACATTGGGTGGATTTTTGTCAGCTATTCTTTATTTTTTGATGACCAGTGCAAGTATTTATCACTCAATCAACTGGTTAACTACTGCACATATGGGGCTAATGTCAGCAACAGGTTTTGTTGCGTCCTTTGTTGGAGGTGCTGACTTATATGCCAGACGAAAATAATTATGTACTACGTCATGAGTGGGTCAAATCAAATGGCGATATTTATGAAAAGATTAACGAAAATGATAAAAAGAACATCAAAGAAATAGGCGAGTTAAAAACGAAAATTGAGACGCAAACCACTTTACAACGGCAAACCTACGAAGCTCAAAAAGAGACTAATTACAATATCAAAGATTTAACAAAAGTTATGACCAACGTAGGTAATGAAATGACTGATATTAAGTACAAAGTCATGTCTCATGACGAAAAAATAGAAACCATTCAAGGAACAATAGAAACAAAACAAAAGGGTAGTGTTCAAATCATTGTAGCGCTCATAGGTTTGGCCGGTACTTTAGTGGGTGCTGCCTTTGCGTTTGCACAAGTATTTTTTTAAGTCGACTTTAATTAGTCGGCTTTTTATTTTGGAGGTGGATAAATGGGATTACCAGACCCTAGAAAACGGAAACCTACCGCATCAGAAGTTGCATCATGGGCGAGAAGTAGGATAGGTAAAAGATTAGATGTCGATGGATATTATGGCGCGCAATGTTGGGACTTGCCTAACTTCATTTTCAAAAGATATTGGAATTTTTTTACAACAGGTAACGCTATTGCTATGGCGTGGTATCGCTATCCTAGAGGGTTTAAATTTTACAGAAATACAGCTAGTTTTGTACCCAAACCAGGCGATATGGCTGTATGGGGTACTGCTTCATTTAATAACGGTACAGGGCATACAGCTGTGGTTGTAGGACCAAGTAACCGCAATTATTTTACTAGCGTTGACCAAAATTGGCGAAATGCCAACGGTTATACAGGTTCTCCTGGATCGTTAGAAAAACATAGTTATTACGGCATCAGTGGTTTTGTCAGACCACCTTATCAAGCAGAAACTACTACAAGTAAACCGACAATTAAACCTACTAAACCCGTACCTGGTACATCGCCTACGCCGGAAAAGAATACCACTGAACAAACAAAACCAACTACCAAAAAAGTTAAAAAAGTACAATATACGGACTTTCTATACTCTCTAGATAAAGAGTTAGAATACAACGACCATTTAATAGTAGATGACGGCAATTTGATGACTAAGCCTAAAGGCATATACATCAAAGAATGTCCTCATTTACGCGACGTTGAAGAATTGTATCTGCAACGTAATAGATTTGTTAGTAAAGATGAATATCCACACGTTTATATTGATCGTGAACAAATATGGACTCCTAGGCCACCTGACACAGAGGCACCCTCACATCCAGGTTGGTTAGTGCTAGAAGTTTGTGGTGCGCAGACAGAAAGTAAACGTCAATTCATGCTAAACCAATTACAAGCACTTATATATGGTGTGTGGTTAATGAGTTGGTCAAAAATCAAATTATCAGAAAGCACAATCAAAGCTGACCCTAATATATGGCGTTCGATGAAAGATTTAATCGATTACGACATGATAAAAAACGGCATTCCTGATGAAAGCAAGTATAAAGAAGTAGAAAGCAAGATTATTGAGATGTATCTCAAAAAAGACAATTTACTAAAAGAAAAAATAGTGACAACTACAAGCACAAAAATAATCAAAATTAAATCCGACAAAGAGGCTAAAACAACTAAACCGACAGTTACAACGCCATCTACTTCTAAATCTAAATCAAAACAAACAAAAGCTAAGGTTACAGTAGAAAAGAGCGGATTTACATTTTCTCAAGCGCTCAACTTACAAATGAGTAGAGGGTACCCACAAAAAAGTAATGGTTATAGTTGGTACTTCCCTAGCCGTTCTGATGTGAGCGCGGCAATGAACCCTACATCTATATGGAATAGCGCATCACAACGTTACCAAATGCTTGATTTAGGTAAGTATCAAGGTATTAGCGTAGATAAATTGAATGTTATTCTAAAAGGTAAAGGTACACTTGCAGGACAGGGTAAGGCCTTTGCGGAAGGATGTAAAAAACATAATATCAATGAGATATACTTGATCGCTCATGCTTTATTAGAAAGTGGGAATGGTACAAGTAACTTTGCTAGTGGGCGTTATGGTATGTACAACTACTTCGGCATAGGTGCATATGATAACAACCCTAATAATGCGATAGCGTTTGCTAAAAATCGTGGTTGGACTACGCCTGCTAAAGCGATAATAGGCGGGGCTAAATTTGTTAGACAAGATTACATCAACAAAGGTCAAAATACGTTGTATCGTATGCGTTGGAACCCTAAAAATCCAGGTACACATCAATATGCGACAGACATTCGTTGGTGCAGTCATCAAGCAAGCACGATATACAGTTATTACAAAAAAATAGGGTTAAAAGGGCTTTATTTTATCCAAGATAAATATAAGTAAGGTTATTCACTGACAGTGGGTAACCTTTTAATTTTAAAAGAGGTGTATGCATGTTATTTAAAATGACAGATATTGAAACGAGTATCTCTCCTAAAAATATAAACATTGGAGATATTGGTTACCATTTATATACAAAAGATGAAAACACTGCTTTTATTAGAATAGGTATTAATCAATATGGCGAACGTATTGATCTAAATGCAATTGACATGACACCTAGGCTAGATTTATTAATGCAAGACGGTTCTATTCTATTAAATCAGCCTATTGACGTTTTGATGCCAGAAAAGGGCCTACTTCAATATAATGTACCAGAAAATGTTACAAAACATGTTGGTAAAGTGAATTGCAAATTATTTTTGGAAAGTAATACTAAATCTATACACGTTGCAAATTTTTATTTTGAAATTTTTGATAGTGGTATCGAAAACGCAGTAGCAAAAGAAGTAGAAACGAACAAATTGCAAACTATGATTAACGACATACTTAAAAAAGGAAATGTGGTTGGTGAAACAGGTTCTTCTCTCAAAGGGCTAACAGGCGTTTTTATAGGTGACAGTATTACAGAGGTTAACTTTAGAACAACAAAAAACTATCATAAATTTATCGCAGAACGTACAGGATTAAACGTTGTTAATATGGGGATAAGTGGAACCGGATATCAAGATAGACGTAATGTTGCATATGAAATAGCTAAGCAACCGGATTTTATATCTGTTTTTTTAGGCACTAATGACTGGGGACTTGTAGGTAATAAGTTGAGAGAATTAGGGGATGCGGATAATATACAAAATGGAACAGTTGCAAGTAATATTTATTATCTGTATAAACAATTAACTGAACGTTATCCATACACACCAATAGTTGTACTAACACCTTTGCCTAGAATTGAATGTAACCCTAACAATGAAGTGGCAAATAAAGCGGGGTATACTTTAGGTGAATTAGTCGAAATTATTAAAAAAATAGCGTCGAGTTTTTCGCTCCCAGTGTTAGATCTTTACCATAATTCTAATTTAAAAGTATGGGACTATAACGTTAACAAAGAAATGTTTGCTTATGAACCCGGAAAAGAAGACGGACTACACCCTAACGCTAAGGGTCACGAGTTTATAAGTTATAGCATTCAATCATTTTACGAAGAATATGCGATTGTTAAACCTAAAATTTTATACAATTTAAATAGACCAGAAACAGAAACACTATCTAATGGTGCTAAAGTGACTTATGCGATACCTTATCAGATTTATTGGAAGAAAAATCAAAGTATGATAATGAATTTCAAAACATCAGAAATTGATTTAACTAATAAGAAAGTATTAAAAATAGAAAGTAACGGTGGTGCACTAATAAACTCTAATGGTGTTTCTGTAAATTCACCATATTACGTTACAAACACCCAATTTAACGACGGCACCCAATACAACAGAACTTCGGAAGTCGAAAAATTTATGAAGACATTAAAAGAAGTTGACTATTCAAGTGGACGTGGATATGAATACTTACCACAGTTGTTTAAAATAACATATGTAGATGCAAAGAGTAATCTAACAGGTTCTTATTCAAAAGACGACGGTATAGATATAGTACAACCTTCTTATAAACCAAGTGAAGACGTCGATAGTCCGACTTATAGAACGCCTAAGTCGGACAAACCAGATGAAGTGTTAAAGGACGGTAAAATTGCTACTTATCTTTATCCAAAACGTATCTTTTGGATAAAAGGGCAAAGTTTTGCAATTAATTTTGACCCGTTTGACAAAGATTTTGAAGAAGTGTATATATCAAGCATTGAATATAAAGATGCAAAAATTGGTATACCTAATAGTGTTTCAGTCAATACACCAGCTTATTATCAAGTTAAAGATTTTGACGATGGAACCACTTATAATAGGTTGTCAGAGATAACAAAGTTCACTAAAAATCTGCCAATCGCATCTTCTAGTGAGAGTAGAATTGATTACGAGCAAGTAGAATTAAAAGTGACTTATAGCAAAACACCTTTAAACACTAGTGGCTCGACAGCACCAACTGGTTCAACCCAACCAATTACTCCGACAGATAATAAAGACGGTACGTATTCAGTGACTTTAACTCCGACCAAAATATCTTGGAAGGAAGATCAATCATTTTTAATTAACTTTAACCCTAGCGCTATTAGTTTAAGTGGTAAGCAAGTTGTAAAACTAGAAGCGAACGGAAAAACATTGAAAAACGCAAGTAGTACACAAGATGGTTACTTCTTTTGGTACACAGTGCCAACATATGACAGTTTATCCTCTTTTAACAGGACGAGTGAAGTAAAAGATTTTGTTGGAAGTTTAACACTCGATACCACTGAGTCTGACGGCAAAAAAGTATATAAAAATATAGAAATGAAAATCACATATAAATAAGTTAAAGCTGACCTTTTTAGGTCGGCTTTTTAATTTGAATAAGGAGTGGAACGAAGATGAAAACAGATGCAGGTTCAATTGCACGTACAATCGCTTTAGCATTAGCGTGGATAAATCAAATTTTAGCTATGAATAAAATATCACCCATTCCAGTAGATGAAATGACGATAAGCACAGTGATTACTGGCGTAGTATCGCTTTTAGCTTGGTGGAAAAATAACAACTTTACTCAACATGCACATAAAGGTCAAAAAGAAATCAATAAATCTAAAGCAGGTGTGACTGGTGGTACTGGTTCGCCTTTAGGAGATGATTAAATGGCGAGTAAAAGAACATATAAAGATGCTATTAAATATTTAAAATCAATGGAAGGTAATGCTTACAACCCTGACCGAAGCTATGGATTTCAGTGCTTTGATTTAGCTAACCAATGGTGGTTGTATCTGTTCAATCATACTTTAAAAGGTGTAGGTGCAGCAGATATACCCACATGGAATAATTTTACAGGTGAAGCTACGGTATACGAGAATACACTTACTTTCCAAGCGAAACCAGGTGATTTGGTAATTTTTAACCGTAATTACGGGCAAGGTTACGGACATGTTGCTATTGTTTTATCGGCTACTTTAAATTCTATAACTGTACTGGAACAGAATTGGCTAGGCGGTGCGTACTGGAACCCACCAGAAGTTACGACTAAACGTGTACACGGCTATGATTTCCCTATGTGGTTTATTCGTCCATTTTACGCAAAAGAAACGACTGTTAATAAGGTTAAAAGCAAATCTAAACCAGTCGCTAAAGCTACTAAAAAGAAAGGTAAAAAGATTTTACTCGTTGCAGGTCATGGTAAAGGTGCTTATTCAAATGATCCTGGTGCCGTAGCAAATGGATATAACGAACGCGATTTTAACCGAAAAAATATCATACCTAAAGTTAAAAAGTATCTTGAAAAATCAGGACACAACGTTGTTTTATATGGTGGTTCATCTATGAACCAAGACTTGTATCAAGATACGTTATATGGTCAACGTGTAGGTAACTATTCAGACTATGGTTTATATTGGGTTAAAAAGAATGTGAAACCTGATGTGATTGTAGAATTCCACTTAGATGCTGCAAGTCCACAAGCTAGTGGTGGTCATGTGATTATTAACAATCAATACCCGGCTGATAATATTGATAAAGCAATCAGTAGCGCGTTAGGCAAAACGGTTGGTAAAATCAGAGGAGTAACAGCACGTAATGATTTATTAAATGCAAATGTAGCCGGTAAATTAAATCTTAACTATCGATTAGTTGAATTAGGTTTCATCACATCTAAAAAGGATATGAATTACATCAATGATCACTTAGATAGCTTTACTAAACGAATTGCAGAGGCTATTCACGGTAGACAAATCGATGCAAAACAAAGTAAACCTAAAAACACTACTTGGAAATGGAAAGGACATATTCATTTTACAACTCTAATGAAGGTACGGAAAAAACCAGGACTAACTGGCACTGTGTTAAATAGTAAACAATGGTTCGAAAGAGGAGATTATACAGACTTTGACCAAATTATCAAAAAGGACGGTTACTGGTGGTGTCGTTTTAAATTTGATAACAAAGGTGAATACTTTTATGTAGCGCTTTGTAGAATACACGATAAAAAGCAACGTATTAAATCAGAAACTAAAGAGTTGTATGGTAAGATTAGTTGGTATTAATATGATATAATATATTTACACGACATTTCACTACTAGTTCGTAAAGGGATAAGCATGACGGTGCTTGTCCCTGTTTTTTTATGTTATAATTTAATTATTCTCGGTAGCCATTCCGATTTAGTGGAGGCCTTGCTTGCGTTTAGCAGTAAGTAACTGACCACTCATTTGATAGACGTCTAGTAACCGTATCTTAATAGGTACGGTTATTTTTTTATGCGTAATTTTCGGAAAAACATATAAAAGCTATTGCTTTTATATCTCATATGATATATAATTGTATTATAGTAAAGGAGGGACAAACGAAATGAACCGAAGACGAAGAAATAAAAAAGAACGTCAACAAGAACTAACGATTTGGTTAATGGTAGCGAGCCTAATAATTCAAATCATAGCACTTATTAAAACGTTCTTCTAAACAGGTTAGGGCGAAAGCCCTTAACCTCATTATATATGGAGGTGCATAAGATGAAAAGTGAAAAACGAATTACAATTACATTTTATCTATCAATCGTTATTTTAATACTATCAATTATAAATTTAATCTTAACATTCTAAATTAATTCGGTTCATTTCTTAAATTTATGAATAATCTAAGTGAGATAAAAAACACAATACAAAAGTTATTAGATGATAAATCAATATCAAATTACAGAATTCAAAAAGATACAGGTGTATCGTATGGAAACATTAGTGAATTGAGAAACAAAAAAAGACAATTGAAGAACTTAACCTTGGAAACAGTCGAAAAACTATATAATTATCAAAAAGGGATAGAAAAAATGAACGAATTACAAAACAAAATGGTTGAAGGTGTAGTATTAGGAGAAGTTGAATTAGTAGAAGATTTAGGGCAATACTTTATAGATATCGAAGGCGACCATGAATACGATGTAGAGTTTGCCACACTTTCTGAAGTTGATTATAAAGTTACTGCATTATATGAAGTTGCTATCAGCAAAACTTACGAAGTTCCTTACCACGATAAATTAGAAAAAGAAGATATGAATTTATTCTATGATAAATGGTTGGATAAAGATCAACAAGAAGAAACTTATATCGAAAGTGTATTCTTTGTAAATAAAGAAGATGCAGAAAGCTATATTAAAGATGTGTTGAAAGGTAAAGTAAGTTTAACGGAAGTTGCTGCAGAAATTGGATATTTTGAATAAAACACAAACCACGTTCTTATGAGCGTGGTGTTTTTTATGTGAGAGACTCGGGTCCCTAAAAAGTCCCTAAAAATTTGTATTATATGGTGTGTTATTAATAGGCAAAATAAAAAGAACCCCGTCGTTATGGGGTTCTTAATTTCGAAAAGTGTTTAATTTTCGGTTAATAGCGTCCTGGGAGGGATTCGAACCCCCGACCGATGGCTTAGAAGGCCATTGCTCTATCCAGCTGAGCTACCAGGACATGAATTTTTAACACAAGAATTATTATAGCTAAAGAAACCTTATTTAGCAATAGCTTTAATATAAAAAAAGTTTATATTTTTCACTAATTATGTGTATTTGTAACTCATATCGACGATGTGCAAGTGCAATAACACATAAAGTCGAGCAATTGAATTAATATCTTCAAGCCATATGGACGCAGAAGTAATCAAATGTATAGAACCAATAGGATGCATTATAAGCAACTATGAACAAACTATAAACATTTATGAATAAAGTAATAAATAGATCACAAGTGTTGAAATTATTCTCATCTATTATTCATATACTCAATCCAATTACTAAATAAAAGTACCATGATAAATAGTGAAATACAGAAATTAATAAAGTTGCAATGACCAACATTACGATTAATTAAATAGTTGAAAAGGACTAGAGTATATTCACTTGTCTGTTTAAATAAATGGTTGTATTGAGAATCCTAGACTTGCAATGGTCTCTTAGTAGGTTAAAGCGTTTATAAAACAAGGTGAATTTTAAAGAAATATAAAGCTAATGTAAAGGTATTGTAAACGTTTGCAGAATTGTCAGATTTTGCACAACATATTTGAATGCCTAAGTGTGTTTTATATAATCAAAGGTCTACAGTTTTGATGTCTAATTTATAAGTTAAGAAAGATAGAACGCAAATAGCATAAATCACTATATAGTATAAGTAACAAAACGATAGGTAAACAAAAACTTACCAATTAATCGTTTTTGGTTTTAAGAAATAGCTTAATGTATCTATTGAATTTCATACATTAAGATTTAAATACTTTAAATAAAAAGAAATGGAGCGATTTAAATGTCAAAATTAGTACAAGCAATTTCAGATGCAGTTCAAGCAGGCCAAAACCAAGATTGGGCTAAATTAGGTACAAGCATTGTAGGTATCGTAGAAAACGGTGTTGGCATTTTAGGTAAATTATTCGGATTCTAAGTTTCCACATATAACATTTATTGAAAATATAAATAAACATTATAAAGGAGATAGTAATCATGGAAAAAATCGCAAACGCAGTAAAAAGTGCAATTGAAGCAGGTCAAAACCAAGACTGGACTAAATTAGGTACAAGTATCTTAGATATCGTTTCAAACGGTGTTACAGAATTAAGTAAAATCTTTGGTTTCTAAATTTAAAAATCAAACAATTTAAATATATAAAATTAAAAGAATGGAGCGATTTAAATGTCAAAATTAGTACAAGCAATTTCAGATGCAGTTCAAGCAGGCCAAAACCAAGATTGGGCTAAATTAGGTACAAGCATTGTAGGTATCGTAGAAAACGGTGTTGGCATTCTAGGTAAATTATTCGGATTCTAAGTTCGACTAACAACATTTTATTAATATAAATAAACAATACAAAGGAGATAAATATCATGGAAAAAATCGCAAACGCAGTTAAAAGTGCAATTGAAGCAGGTCAAAACCAAGACTGGACTAAATTAGGTACAAGTATCTTAGATATCGTTTCAAACGGTGTAACTGAATTAAGTAAAATCTTTGGTTTCTAATTTAACGTTTATTTTAAAACTTAGTTTAAATCATAAAAATTATAGAGAAATGGAGAGATAAATATGCAAAAATTAGCAGAAGCAATTGCAGCAGCAGTACAAGCAGGACAAGATAAAGACTGGGGTAAAATGGGTACAAGCATCGTAGGTATCGTAGAAAACGGAATCAGTGTTTTAGGTAAAATTTTCGGCTTCTAA